GAGGAAACACAAGCCATCATGCGTTTTAGACAGGGTGGTCTGATTACGCATCCTGAAGACTATGTTGACGAGCAAGTCGACAAACAGAAACGGAGTTACTATTAGATGGCAATTAAAGGGATAGATGTAATTAGAAGGTGGGTAATACAAACTCGTCTTAAGGAACAAGGTAAACAAGGTGGTGTCATGATCACTTTACCTAAAAAAGATTTTGTAGATTTAAATACAAGCATCACTGCAGAAAAACTAATGCGAAACGGCATAGATCCAAACTCAATTACAAGTGTAAATCAAGTTGAAAACATGATTAATCAATTAAACAAACCTAAAGTTATTTCTCAAGGTGATCCTGAGTTCTCAGGTATCATGGGTAGGTTGACAGGTAGTAATGTTATCAAACGTGATTTTGGAAAACCTTTCAAAGAAGAAATAGAAAAAATGGGTGGTAAAGAATTAACAGATAGTCCATTAGATGATTTAAAATCAATTGTAGATGATTTTAAACCAATGCAAACAGAAGCTGAGATTGCTGAAAGATTAACAAAAGGAAATAAACAATCTGTACAAAAATTAAAAATGCAAAAAATGTTGGACGAAGCAATAGAAGATGCATCACCAGGCTTTGCAAACGACATAAAAGTTGATGCAGATCTTGTTGCAGAAAACTTAGCGGAAAGAATGGGTAAAGTATACGATGATCTTCCCACAAAAGAAAGATTGGATCTTTACGATCAAGCATACACAGGTTTATCAAAACAAAGATTTAAGGGTATGAGAAAACCAGATGATGATCCAGAAGATATGGCAACCGGTGGTCGTGCAGGATTTAAGATGGGTAGACGTGCTTTCTTAAAAGCTTTGGGCGCGGGAGTAACAGGACTTGGTGCACTTAAAACAGGGATCTTTTCTGGTTTTGGTAAAGAAGGAACAAAACAAGTTACAAAAGAAATTGTAAAGACTCCGCCAGTTGCTGGTAAACCAGAATGGTTTGATAGTTTGGTCAACAAAGTAATTACACAAGGTGATGATGTAACTAAAAAATTATCTGTTCAAGATCGTCAAGTTGTTCACAATCTTAAAATAGATAATGTGGATGACGTTACAGTTTATAGAAATTTAGATGATGGTCAAATTAGAGTATCTTATGATTCACCTAACAACATGGGTGAGCAACCTGTAGAGTTAGTTTTTAAACCAGGAATGGCTGACGAAGTTACTAAGGGTAAACCAGCCGATGAGTTCTATGCAGTAGAGGCAGAACCAAGAGGTGTTAGAACAGGACCAGATGATTTTGATATAGAGTTTGACGGAGAAAATTTAGCTAGTAATGTTGATGAATTAATATCTGACACAAGTAAATTAAAACAAGTTGCAACAGATAAAAAACCTACAATGGAAGAATTTGTAATATCTAAAAATAAAAAAGATAAAACTAGAGCAATAAACGAAGATCAAGTAGAACAAGCCGAATACCTAGAAACTAAATACGGACCTGGCCCTGAAGGCCCAGAAGACTTTGCATTAGGTGGTATTGCTAGAATGTTAGGTGAGTAATGTCAGACATACAAGAAAAAATCTTAGAGTTAATGGATCTCTTTGACGATGATGAAGTTACAACCGCTGATAAAATAAATAGACCTGAACCTAAACAATCAGTCAAAGAAATAGAATTATTCAACGAGTTTAATATACGTAATCCAAAAGCAGGTGGTGGTATGTTAGTGCAACCAAGTGCTGATGGATCTAGACCTGGGTATGCTGGTGATGCAATTAAATTACCAGATTCTCCAGATGCAGGATCAAAACATTTAGGAGGAGGTGTTTATGAAGTTACATCTAAAAAAGGTTTTAAAACTTATTTTGGCAAATATGAAAGAGACGGAAATGTAATTAAAAAAAATTTTGGTAAAGACAAGAAGGCAGCTGAAAATTTTGTAAAAGAAGGGCGAAAAACACCACCCGCAAAAAGTGTAATAGACCTTCAATCCGAAGGTGGAACTCTTTTAGAAAAACCAAAATATAAAAACACTCTAGCAAGAGCAATGAACGAAGTTACTGCGTTAGGAGAAAAAGGTTATGGAAACATAGATAGTATTATAAAAAAATATCAAAAAATATTTACCAAAAAAATTGGTTCAAAAACTATACAAGGAAAAACTGTAACAAAAGGCGTTGGCAGCACAGAATATAGAGCTATTACATTAGCAATTAATCAACAAGCAGAAAAACTAGGTATTCAAAACATACAAAATAATAATATAATTAAAGCTTTAGATGCTTATTCAAAAATAAAAACCCCTAAAAGAGGTGATATTGCAAAAATTGTAAGAAAATATAATATTAATGAAGGTAGTTTTAATAGATATCTTACAAAAGATAAACTTAATTTAAGAAAAAAAATACCTATTAAATTTGGTAGTGAGTTAGAAAAGAAAAGATATTATGCAAAGTTAAGAAATGAAGCTATAGCTGAGTTTAGTAGCAAAAAATTTGAAAAATTTTTTCAAGCCCCACAAACCGCTCTTGTACAAAAAAGTCATATGGGAGATTTATATAATCAATATGTAAGAACAGGTAATTTAGGTTATGCACCTAATTTAATTAACCAGGAAACTTTAAAAGATGTAGACGCAATTTTAAAAAATTATAATGAACAAATAGATAATTTGTTAAAAAACAAACCTAAAAATTACATAAAAAAGGTGAATGATTTAAATAGAAAAGGAACTGATCTTGCTGCAGCAACACAAGGTTACAAAAAATTTACTGGTCGAGATCCATTTACTGGAGAAGAGTTTACAATTAATTATAGTAGACCGGGTCAAGAGTTTGATCCAGGAGACGTCTATGGCAATAAAAAATTATCTGAATTAACAAAAAAAGACAAGATAATTGAAGAATATAATCCTAGAACTAAAAAATTTGTTAAAGTTAATAAACCTCTATTAGATTATATGAAAAAACAAAGCATAAAATCAGCTAAATTAAGCCCTACACAAATAAAAAAAATTGACACACAAATTAGAAATAAAGTTCTTGAACTTGCTTCAACAGTAACTGATCGGTGTCCAATAGGAAATGCAGATGGTGGTCGTATAGGTTATAGTCTAGGAAGTGAGGCCTGTTTTAAAATAGGTAAACAAAAATTAGAAAATATAATTTTAAAAGGTGGTGCAAAGGGAAAAGAATTAGATCTTGCAAAAACAATTTTAAGAGCAGGTGGTGGTGTAAAAAGCATGTTGTCACTAAGAGGTGCACTTGGTCCTGCAGCGCTGGCATTTACAGCTGCAACAGAAGCAGGATTGGTTGGTTATGATATGTTAGCAAAAGGTCAAACGTTTAGAGAAGCTGTTGGTGATAGTTTATTTAATTATGCTTTAGGTGATAAAACTAAAATAGATCCTAGATCAGAGCGATATAAAAGTTATCAAGCAGCAGGAGTGGATCAAAATACATTAGGTAAAATTGCTGCTTTTGAAAATACAATGGATGAAGTGCAATACCTACAACAAGAATTTGATAAAGAAGGTAGATTAGCAGATTCTATTTTAAGTGGCCGAGGTAAAGGTAGAATGAGTGATGCAATGCAACAAAAACAAACTCAAAATTATTTTGATCAAAGAGATAGTAATAGATTGTTATTACAAGATTTACAAAGAACACAATCAAGAGATAGAATGGACGATGCTCTAGATCCTGTAGTTCCTTTTATGATAGCTGATGCCGATGCAAAAAGAAAAGCATTTCAATTAACACAACCAAGAACAAAAGCTTTTGGAGATTTTATGGATTTGGTTTTTCCTAGAGGATTTTTTAGTGATACGACTTTTCAAGAGGATAGAGACAGAGCTGTAAATTATATGCCAAATGTGCAAGAATATAGAAGAGGAAATCAATTTCAATTTGCAGATGGTGGTTTATCAGGTGGTGATAAGTCAGGACCACCACCAGAATCTGGACCTACACCCCATGGGTTGCCAGGCATATTAAAACGTGTTAAGAATACATAGGAGTAATAAATGGCAGAAATAGAAAAAGGACTCCCGAACACTCGTACTAAACTTGAAATACCTTCAGACGAAGAGTTGCAAGAAGTAGCCGTTCAGGAAGAAGAACAAGATCCAAAAGGACCCGTAGAAGTCGTACCAGAAGAAGATGGTGGCGCAACAATAGACTTTGAACCAGGTGCAATTAACATACCTGGAACAGAATCACATTTTGATAACTTAGCAGATATTTTACCTGACGATGTTTTAGAACCAGTTGGTAACGAGATGGTTCAAAACTATATTGACTACAAAGGCTCAAGAAAAGAATGGGAACAATCTTATAAGACAGGTTTAGATCTTTTAGGTTTTAAATATGAAAATAGAACAGAGCCCTTTCAAGGTGCATCTGGTGCAACACACCCAGTGTTAGCAGAAGCAGTCACACAGTTTCAAGCACAAGCATACAAAGAATTATTACCAAGTGATGGACCAGTAAGAACACAAATTATTGGTTTAAGAAATCCACAAACTGAACAACAGTCGACACGTGTAAAAGATTTCATGAATTATTTAATTATGGATCAGATGAAAGAATACGAATCAGAATTTGATTCGATGTTGTTTCACTTACCATTAGCTGGATCTACCTTTAAAAAAGTGTACTACGATACAAACATGGGAAGAGCTGTATCGAAGTTTGTACCAGCGGATGAATTAATCGTTCCGTATACGGCTACCTCATTAGACGATGCGGAAGCGGTTATTCATACTGTAAAAATATCTGAGAACGAATTAAGAAAACAACAAGTCAATGGTTTCTACAGAGATGTAGAGTTAGGGCCTCCAGGAACTGACACCAACGACGAGTTAAATAAAAAAGAACGTGAACTAGAAGGAACAAAGAAAACAGGTAAGAACGATCCTGTATATACTTTGTTAGAGTGTCACGTAAATTTAGACCTAGAAGGTTTTGAAGAAGTAGGTTCTGATGGTGAACCTACAGGAATAAAATTACCTTACATCGTAACTGTTGAAGAAGGTAGCCGAACAGTTCTTTCTATCAGAAGGAACTATGCGCCCGATGATCTAAAGAAAAATAAGATCCAATACTTCGTCCACTTCAAATTTCTGCCAGGACTTGGATTTTATGGCTTTGGACTCATTCACATGATTGGCGGATTGAGCCGTACGGCAACGGCGGCTCTCCGTCAATTGCTTGATGCAGGAACATTATCTAATCTACCTGCAGGATTTAAGCAAAGAGGTGTTAGAGTTAGAGATGAAGCATCACCAATACAACCAGGTGAATTTAAAGATGTAGATGCACCAGGTGGTAGTTTACGTGATGCATTCTTTCCATTACCATACAAAGAACCATCACCAACATTATTAAACTTACTTGGTATTGTAGTACAAGCTGGTC